TCTGTCTACAAAGGAAAAAGGATAGGTTTATGAATCCAAGACTTTAACCAAACCTTATCTTCAATTCTTTAAACAAATTAACCGTCTCTTCTACTTTGTCCTTGCCATGCAACATTAGAAATGAAGGGTGGTACGTCGGAAAAATCCTGCTATCACAGAAGTCTACGATAAACTCCACCCCCACTATTGATCCTAATTTATACGACTTTTTCAACTGGCTGCGTAGCAGCGTATACGTGGGGACTTTTCCCAACGTTATAATACACTTTGGTTTGACCAACTGAATCTCTTTCCATAACCAGCCCTTACATGCCGCTATCTCTACGTCAGAGGGTGGTCTATTTGCTTTGCCCTCATTTTTGGTTGGACGGCACTTCACCGCATTAGTTATGAAAAGACGACTGCGGTCCAGCCCTGCGTCAAGAAGCATCTTGTCTAATAGCTGGCCGCATTGACCAACGAATGGTTCCGCTAGTGCTGCCTCGTCTTTACCTAGGGCTTCTCCTATTAACATTATCCTAGCTTCGCTAGGCCCAACGCCCGGTACTGGTGAGCCGAAAGGCATATCCTTAACTAATGGACATTTACTACAGTTACATATGTCATTGTTTAACATGTCTTCCAATCCCATGAATTAGGTCTACTAGATTTTCGTATTCAAGCTTCCAGTTAATCAATGGGATATACCTTTCACCATTGGCTATACTAGACTCTCTAGGTCTCTCACAGGCCGGGCATCCAATATAATTGGTGACCGTATTGTATTCTTCACACCTACACTCACAGTGCGGGCATGGTTCTGCTACTCTAAATTTCATCGCTTCGCGCCTTAAAATGGGATATCGTCATCTGTAAAGAAATATGGAGGTTTATCTCTTAGAAACCTGTCTTCATAGCATTGCATCTCACTTATGCTTGCCATAGCCTCAGCAGCCTTTATCTTGTAGAATTCCTTACGCTTTCTACATTCGGTAAGAGCATTCATAAGGGTAGTGACTTCTTCCTTACGTTCTTTAAGCCACTTATCCTGCTTCTCTATCTGCTTCATCAATCTGTCGATTGTTAATTGAAACTCTGGTACTTTTCCATTTACCGTAAGAACAGAATCTTCCATTCCGTTTTCATTCTTAACGGCGTTAAGCTTCTCTTGTTGCGTAATACAAATTTCCAACAAGAAATCCTTCATTTGTTGGTCACTAACAGCAAATTTATTTGCCATAACATTTCCCTCTCAATTCCATAAACCTTGCAACTGACTCGTTAATGCTCTCATTTATCTCACTAACGGTCCCACCTAACTTGTGGTGGTCAACGTGTACCTGAAAAGCATAGTCTTGCAACATGCCTTTGTGTCTGTAATAGTCTGTAATTAGGCAGATGGAAATAGATTTATACTCAATACAAAATCCATCCAATACTAACTGCTTAACATGCTCTGCTGTCTCTAATTTATTCATCAAAACACCCATTTCTTAATAGTTCATTAACACCCATCAATTTGTCAAGGCAAGCTACCCCAAGCAAATCGAACTTAACATGACCACCAGCTTCTAAGTCGTTCATTTCCCATGCGGTCATCTTATCTGACCCTTTCTTCTCTTTAATCATGGGACATACGGTGTTCAAGTCTTCTACTGAGATTACCACGCCAGCGGCGTGCTTTCCCATACTCTTGTATGTGCCTTCAAGCCTAATGGCTTGCTTGAAGTATTCGGAGAATTCTCCAACTAACGTTCCGTCATCTTCTTTCCTACACCAATCCTGAAAGTGTTGCGGATCGTTCTCTAATGACCAGTTAAGAATCGAAGTTTCGCCTGAGTCTTTCATCAAGTCAGCAATTTCCTGCTCCGCAGGAATAAACCTTGTCATCTGGTTCATCATATCAAAGCCGCAAGCCTCGTGTACTCTCAATACCTCCTTAAGTGCTGACTTGCCCTGTAGTCTACCAAACGTGCAAATCTGAGCAACGTTATTCTCGCCGTATTTAAGCTTAAGGTAGTCTATGATTTCCCCTCTTTTTTCCACCGGACAGTCGATATCAATATCAGGAAGAGAAACCCTATCAGCAGTATTACGTCCTTCATTGTAGAACCTACTAAAAAGTAAATCGTGTGGAATCGGGTCAATGTTAGTAATACCTAGCAGGTAAGAAACTAAACTTCCCGCCGCCGAACCTCTACCCGGCCCCATTAACCAACCCTTTTTCTTGGCCCAGTTAACATAGTCTTGTACTACCAAGAAGTAGCCAGATAGTCCAGCCTTCTCAATAACGCCGAACTCACTTAAGAATCTATCTCTATAAACATCTCTTGTCCTGTCATCTTTAATCACGCCGAAGGTGTGCAGCTTTTCAGTCCATCCTTTACGACATAACTCCTTCATATACTCTGGCTGACTAAGTCCACCGGGACAATCAAACTGAGGCATTCTAGGAGCCGAAAGAATATCGTAATCTTCACACATATCAGCTATTTCATTAGCTGTTTGAATCTCGTGGTCCGTATGAGCTACCGCCATCTCTTCATAAGATGGAATATGGTAGTTCTGAGACTTAAAGAATGTACTAAGGCCAAACTCTGAAGCTGTTCCTATTGAGCCCATAACCTTACTAAAGGTTGTCTTCATAGACGAGCATAATAAGACTCTCTGGTCAACAGCGTCTTCCTTCGTGGGATAGTGAGAATCGGCAGTAGCAACGCATGGAATACCAAACTTGGTGCTAACTTCCCGAAGAACCTTACCAATAACCCCCGCAGGCTTAAATACGTCCTGATCTATAAGCTGAATCTCAATAAAGAAATTCCCCTTGCCAAATATTTCCTGTAAGTATAAGGCTCGTTCCCCAACCCTATTAACAGCATTAGGATGAACGTGATCTTGAGGATTCTTCATATTATAGGCTGAATTATCCTTAAACACAAGGTTTCCTAACAGGCTGCCGGGATGACCGGAGAACGCCACTAAATCGCCGCAGTAATCAGCGAGTCTTTCTAGGTCCAAACGTGGCTTGTAATAGAAGAATTCTTTACTGTTTGAGGTAGATGTCGCCTTAATAAGTTTTAGCCACCCCTTATAGTTTTTTGCTAATACTACAAGGTGATGGCTTGCTCTTTCTCTTACTGTAGCGTCTTGATCTGCAATGTAAAACTCATTCCCTAAGATTGGTTTAATCCCCTTGCTTCGCAAGGCTTTTGTTATCTGAACCGCTCCTGAAATGTTACCGTGATCCGTTAAGGCACATGATGAGAATCCTTGGTCTGAACAGACCTTTGCTATCTGATGTGGCTTACTAAGACCATCTAGCAAGGAATAATGACTATGTAAGTGTAGTGGGGTCCAATTCATTCTTTGTTCGCCTTATTTCCAAATATTTTTCTTTAACTTCGCTGATAGAGCCTTTTACATGATAAATGCCCATATCAAAGGGGTCTTCCCATGCGACCAAACAATGCCCCGGTGTACCTGATTTCATAAAGTGGAATATACATCCATCATTGTCGTCGTACATGCTATCATATTCTTTTCCCATCATTCACTCCAATTAAAGTCGCTGGTAATATTCATGTACTTAAAGTCAAAGAAGTCTTGCCTGACTTTCATCAGAACTTCACCTAGCCAGTTAGTTCCATTCCATTCGGCCCCGTTTTTAAGCTCTTGTTCAGACCTCCCGACTCCCCAAATCTTATCGTAAGGACTCGCCTCTACCAAGACCTTATCCTTCGTAAGAAGCAAGTGGTTCATTAAGATTGGGTCTTGGCTGAACTTAGCATAGTTGCCATAGTAAACCATATCCCTAGCAACCGCATTCCAAACGTCTGGATCAAAATCCTTAACCGTTCTTCCTATAGCTTTTTGCTCTCTAGGATCAGCCGTTGCCATGATTTTGGCTTCTGCCTGCTCATCATGAAAACACATAGCCTTGGCAGCCATCATGTACTGCTCAGCGGTACTATACCAAATACCATCAACAGAGAATCTACATGACCACCATTGCGACAATTCGCTTCCCCAAAAATAATGCATCTTACTCTCCCGGTGCGTTGTAGGTTCCTATACTATGGCCTTCCTTAGTATAGTTTTCGGTTACATGGTCAATACCATGTAATTGAATCAATTCGTTACTCTCCAAACACATGTTCTTATCTGAACCATCAAAATTATGTTTAAAGAACGGGCATAACTTAGTACACTTAAAGACATTTTGCCTAGGATCAAGCATCTTAGGCTTCTGACTATTAACGATCTCTTTGAATCTCTTCTCTAAGAGTCGTTCCATTTCGACCATTGTTGAATCGTCAAAACTCATACTGAACGGTCCACCGTCTCTCACAAAAAAGATCGTAAGGATGATTGCTTCGGCTTCTGGATACATATGACGAGCCGCGTAATAATACAACATTAGTTGTGGGTCTTTACACAGCTTCTCATAGGTTTTCTTTTCCATCGTCCTTGTTGACCAGTCAACGCGTTGCCCAGTTTTCCAATCTATTATTTCTAATATACCCGGCCCGACCGAAGTAATCAAGTCAATTGTGCCTTTTATTGCCAGATTTCCGGAAATAATTTCGCCAGCCGCGTTTTCGTACTCGAATTTAGCCCACGGTCGATTGATGGGGATATCAAAGTGTGGTTCCGCGTCCATAATCGTCTTCTGACGAGGATCGAACATGCCGTTCTTGTAATCTAACGCCATCCATGTCCAGTTATGGCAATCTCTTCTATGAGCAGGCTTCCAATCGTGCGTACTCTTATCCTTGTAATAGTTAAAGGCTTTTTCAAAAATGTACTCAACAAGGTCTATGCCTCTTCTCATATGGCCCTGTTCAATGGTACATTTACTCTTGTAGATAGACTTAGCCTTGCGACTAAGATTCACTTTTGCTACTTCTGATTTGGTAAGAAACTTAACCTTCAACCAGTTCTGACTGTCAAATTCTAATCTTCCTAGTTGCGGATCGTCTATAAAGTCAGAACTGGGATTATCCTGAATCTCTTTTTTTATCACCGCAAGACATTCCAAAACCTTATGTACTATCGTACCTTGTTCTGCCTTTTGACCAGCAGGGTATGAATAGCCAAGTACATAGGTTATGAAATATTGCATCTGGCAAAAATCCCAATTATTGTAGCTCGAACTGCGAAAATATGTAGTTAAAATCTTAATCTCCTCAAACTTCAGCTGTGATCCAACCCCACTCAGCCAATTTAGCTAAGATGGCTTGGTTTTGTTCAACGATTGACATCTCGGAGTTATCCAAAATGAACGTGTTGTCTTCGTCCCACTCATACTTGTCGAGAGCTAACTCACTTTCATGCTTGTCTTCGTGAACGTCTCTCAAAAACCTAATAGTTTTAACATCATGGGCCTTACCAGCATCTATTTCATTCGGAAATCTACAATCAGTTATGACCGCAAACGGTACTCCTTCTGCAACTACTTGATTGTAACAGAAATCAACCCAACAATCCCCGTAAATCTTACGACAAAAGCCTGTTCCAAATTGTTGTAGTAATTCTCTAGCCGTAAGGAACTGGTCAAACTTCTTAACTCCATCCTTGAGCTTCTTAAGTACGCCTACCTGTCTAGGAGGAAGAGCAAAGGTAATATCTGACCACTTAATCTTAGAGTCTGAGTTCTTATCCTCATCTGATCCATAACATTGCTCATAGGTCAAACCAAATAAGCCCATACAGATAGCTTTAAGTTCGTCCGCAAAGCTGTACGCCTTAACATACGGCCAAACCTTGTTAGCCATATAGTTGAAGAACTCTCCATCTGTCCTAGACAGGTCGAAAACGCCCATTCCCGGCTCGCTTTTACCTTCTGCGTTTACTGTCTCAGTATAGACAAGAAGTCTTCCCTGTTCATCTACTTCAAACGCTCTAGTGACCCCCGCTCTACGCATTAAATATCCATGTAGGAAGTTGCTTGTAGTATCTTTTCCTGCTTGCTTTTTCCCACTTAACAATAAAATTCTCTGTGTCATAATTTTCCACCTAACATTGGTTCTAAAAAGTTTTGAATTTCTAAAGGGTTCATATCTCCTAAATCCTTCTTAGGAAGATCCATGTAGTAACAATTGTAGTATCTACAGCACTTTTTGCTGATCTTATTTCTGGCCTCTAGGCCAGCCTTGTCGTTATCTGTTAATATTAACAGGTTCATTGCTCCGGTTTTGTCAATGGCCTTCTTTTGATTGTCTCCTAGAGAGTCTCCAAAGATACCTAAACCTATATGATATCCAGCCATCTCTAATTTCCATACATCTCCCTGACCTTCTACTAATATTGCCCAACCAGTTTTACCGATATGTTCTTTTGCATACCAATAGTTGTATAGAAATGTATCTGACCTGAATCCAGTGGTGTTTAGCCACTTTCTTCCCCATCTTTTCTCTATGTCGTTGGACGGGCATTTTCTAGCGAAGTCATGGTGAAACTCACACATAGTACATAAGGGCTTGGTCGTCCTGCCAACACACCCTATCAACAACTTATGGTCATCGTCATAGATCGGAACAGTTGCTCGTTGAAACATCTGGTCGCCATAAGTGTCACAATATCCTACATCATACTTTTCCAGTATTTCCGGCGAAAAACCTCTGCCAAGAAAATACTGGTCCGGTATTTGAAGGTTTCCCTTTACTTGAACTCTATCAAGTGTTCCTTTAATCTCAGGGGGCTTTAATCCTAGTATCCTAGATGTCGCTATAAACTTGCTTTTTTCCTTATAGTTTAAATCTTGGTACTTAGAGCTAATAGAAGCAGACTCAATGTTGTAAAGCTGTTGAAGAAAAACAATAGAGTCACGAAACGAAACTGGTTTTTCTAACTTTACACTAAGAAGCCCTCTAACTAGTCCAAAAAGAGAGTTTCCACGAGGTTTACCGTCTTCTAAAACTTCCTCTTCACAAGCAGAAGTCCAACACTTCCAATTACCGATCTTTGTATGTCCGGTAATGAAAATACTTGCGCTTTCTTGGTTATCGCTCTCATGAATAGGACAACAAAAGGATAGCCTATCCATATATACTACGGGTTCAATTCCGAAGTAGTCAAACAATAAGTCAATGTTTCCAACTACACTTTCGCATAGCTCTGTCAAGGCTGAATTAGCCATAATCGCTCCTAATCAAAAGGCACTTCTTCTAGTACCGCGTCTTCGGTTTCATATCCAACTTCTACCACAGCTTGTGCTTTTAAAGCCTGTTTCTGAGTAGTCAATTCCTTCATAACTGAGTAATTTCCGTCTCTAAAGATGTTAATATAATCACCATCTAGGCCCGGTCCATACCTACAATCAATATGTACTAACTTCAAGTTTCCATTAGCTATACCGTCTGCTATTTGTTCTTCGTCTGTCTTCTCCCTTAACAAGAATAGTGATCCACAGGCCCATAATAGCCTATCTGACTGACTAACAATATCCGATGACTCTTTAGTAATGCCGTCTCTGTTTGCCTGAACGAATGCCAAGCAGGAGAACTTGTACTGATTAGCACAATCGGTCATTTTACTTATCTGGAAACCCATTGCTTGATACTCTTGCATCTTGTCAAGCGACGACTCATCCATTAGCTTGAAATAGTCATAAATCACTAGACACGGTTTAACATTACCTGCGTCATCTAGTCCCACATCTTGCATTAACCATCTTCTAACGATAGAAAGAATCTCTTCAAATGGCTTGCCAGCAACACTCCTGTAGTAATACGGTAGGTCTTTGGCTTTTTCCATCCATTCGTATGCTTTTCTTACGGCTTCTGGGCTTTCGTCAAATTTTCCAGTCTCAATTGACCCTGTTAAGATGCTTGCTCCACTAGCAACACTTCTATTAACTTGGTCGTCTTTTGACATCTCAGTATCTAACATGAGAACAGGAATTCCGTCCTCTGCAACGTATAATGCTACTTCTTTAGCCATTGTTGTTTTGCCTGTCTTGGGCCTAGCAACCACAAGATTAACAGAGCCAGCACGTTGCCCTCCACCTACCGCTTCATCATAGACATCGAACCCTGTTCCTATACCAATCTGGTCTGTTTTGTTCTCTCTAAGATGGTCTAGGTATTGAACGCCATCGGCAAAAATTCTTACAGTTCGTTCGTCTGACTGTTTATTGATATCATTAGAAATATCGAAGATGGGAGATTCAGCAAGAGAAATAATCTCGTCAATACTCTCATCTCCTGTCACATCGTTCATCGAAGTGAAGGCGTCTCTGACTCTTGCTTGAATAATTCGGGCAATTTCCAACTTTTTCAGTTTAATAGCGTGAGGTCTGACACTCTCGATACTGGTTGGGAAAACCTCTAAAGAACTAATATACTCAAGCTCATCCTTAGTATTAACTACGTCGTATAGCCCCAAAGATGCTGACGCGGCCAATAACGCTGGAATATCAATCGTGTCTGTCTTCTCTAATACCTCTCCAATACACTTAAAGATTATCTGGTTGTTTGTCTGCGTAAAGGCCGTTACTGAGATTAGATCACTAATGTCTAATAATGCTTCTTTACCGTGTCTAAAAATGCCAGATAGTACAACTCTCTCCGACGCCAAATCTTCTCTAATTTTGTCTGCCATTCTACATCCTATGTCTTCTGCCTTTGTTTATAATGCACTTCTCACACGTATATCTTGATTCGCCGTCTATACGTCTTACATGGGTGGCCGCGACCTTAAACTTCTTATTACAGCCCGTTTCGACTCCCTTGTCGTCCTTAATTGAACATTCTACCTCTATAAGTTTTGCCGGAGGTTTTCTTTGAACTCTGGACCTTCCTGTATATAAAGTTTTTCCATCACTAGCTGCTGCTTGTGCGGCTTTTGTATCTTGTACATTATCGGTTCCATCATCTTCAAACATATTGAACGCTGCAACCTTATCTGTATTGATAGGCTCAGTTCTCATGTACCTACCACCCTCTTCCCTTGTTCTATCTCCTTTATTGCCGCGAATATCCATCCCAAACTCACCGTTTGGATGTTCGTGTTGTTTTTGGAGTTCTCTACCCTTCTCTAAGACTTCATCGCCACCACTACCTTGTGGTGGAGTTGGCCTTTTATCACTTGTATTTGGAGGATTCTGTCCGCCCTTATCTATTTTAGGCGAAAGTAGTATATCTTTCGGGGGTTTTCCACCATTTTGTGCTGCTAGTAATGCTTGTGCCTCTTCTATTAACTCCCAATCTTGGTACTTCATACCCTTCTCAAGTAGTTTTTGTGCGTCTATTGTCATTTCTTATACCTCTTTGTTTGCTGTAGGCTGTTTAAGTATCTAGCCATATCTCGTATACCGTCACATATGCCCTCTAACTGAATTGCTCTTCCTTCAGCGTGTTTAATAATACTTCCTAATACTTGAGCAGAAGAGTCGTCGTTCATACAGCTTGCTTTGCGGAGTTCAAACTTGGTATAACTATCGCCATATCTGTCTCCTGTTCCAGCTATAATCCTCATCAACTCAGTGTTTGCCCATCTGACTCTTGCTTTATGTCTGTTGTACTCCATTTGTATGAATGTCGCATAGTTTGAAAGGATAAATGAACCCTCTCCGCATTGTTCGTGAGACATTCCACGCAGCATATCTGCGTCATATAACATAATCTCATTAGCCTCTGTATTATACATTATATGGGCAATACCAATCTTTACAGTATATTGATCTAGCAGTGCCTCGTATTCTTTAAGTCTATCCTTGAAGGATTTGTTTTCGCCACTCATCTACTGACTCCTGATCGTTTAAGCCTATTAGTGATATACCATTCTTTGTACACCAAGCCAACTTAGTTTTATCTCGTCTGACCGCCTTGAAATAATTGTGTTTAGTCTTGTGAAAAAATGGCACGTATTCATAATGTTGTCTACCCTGTACTTCAACCATTAGCATTTGTGATGCTATGAAGAAGTCAGCATAAAGCTTTGGCCTAATACCCGGTATAGTTAACTCTTCCAAGATTGGGTCAAAAGGAAACAACTCTTTAAGCAAAGTGCGGGCCTGCTTATGACCCGCAGATGCTGTTGCTCGTTGATTGTTTCTATACAGGGAAAGGTTCCAACTGTATTCTTTATTGTCTAGCCCAACCACATTCATAACATAGCCCTAACCTGCTCCAATAGCATTTTCTCAATAAAGGGATTATCAACCAAGAAGTTATAAACCTTTTCCCTGCCCTGTTTCTTGAATGCTTTTTCAGGAGGCTTATCACCCATAAGTTGCAATACAGGATGTGAATCTTCGGATATTACTGTAATGTCTCCTTTAGCCATCTCTTTTTCAGCTACTTCTTGTAAGTAGTCAAAGTTATACCAAGCACCGGCAGAGGAAATAAGACCCGTGTCTAACCCAAGATCAATAAGCTCCGTTGTCTCGTCAATACCCACACCATATCTAAGCCAGTTAGTAATGGTAGCTCCCGGTGGGCCAAGTGCCGACCAAGATACTGTCCATTCTGTCTTCTGGCCTATCTGTACTTCTCCATCTTTCCACGCCTGACTACTCTTACACCGCATCTTAACGTCACCCTGATATTGAACCTTACGTCCGCTATCTTCGTATTGTGACGCTCCGAACCCGCTCGTATTGGCAATCAAATGTTGAATGGATATAACGATACAGTTATTCACTGGAACTACTGGACCCATTTGACGACAAAACGCAGCCAAAATCTTCGGTCCTAATGATCTCATCTGTCCGCTAATATCGCTACTTAGTTCTTTGGCCGAACACAGGGCCGAGGTAGAATCAATAATGACTATAGCGCCGGGGTTACTCTTAATGATGTTTGTTGCTGCTGTAAGGAACTCTTCCGCACCAATAATGTTTCCTCTAATAGACCTTATAACCCTAAGACCAGAGGAGTCATCGCCGTCTTTAGCCAGCTTGAGTCCCTTGATGCCTAATAGATGTAATTCTTTAATCCTATGCTCAACATCAAAAAGAAACGTTGGGCGAGATCCAAACTCTTCTCTCTGTCCCTTGGCAGCTATATGTAGTGAGAGGGTCGTTTTGCCACATTTTGGGGGACCAGATAATCCTACCCAACTTCCTTCTGGAATACCGCCGCCCAAACCTAGGTCTGACGCAGGGCTTACCGATATTACTTGCTTTGGGTTATCGACTAGATAACTAGCACCCATCAACAAGCCACCCTTAACCATATCCTGTTCTGTTAGCTTAATCTTTTTCGCTTCTGCCATCTAATTCCCTTAATTTGCTTAACATACTTTGTTTGCCATAAGCCTTCATAGGCTTTGTCTCTTTATGAACAGTTTCAGTGACAGATTCTAGATCGGCCTTCATCTTCTTAATTCTGGCTTCCTCTCTTACAATAAGAGGAGGCAAAGAACCATTATTGGCCCAAGCTATCCAACTACCATCTTTAGACATTAAAGCAGCGATGATTGCATCTCCACTATAAAGCTTTAGCAGGCCATTGGCCTGTATAATAGTAAAAATATAGCGCTTCTTATACTTTGGAAGATTCCAAAATTTATGAGGCACTATATTCTTTTTCTTTTGCTCTTGTCTTGTTATCAGGATTTCAGCGATAAGCTGGGCCGCAGTACATTCTTCACCGCTTGAATGAGATTTATACATTAGGTTTCCTTATCAAACACTCTTCGGACTTTTCAGGATCACGGTAACTAACCATTGACCCGTCAATAAATTCCGAGGCCGTTAAATCCGGCACACGCCACTTTACTACCTTTAATATACCCTCGCGGAGCGTTCCTGTCAAGTACGAAAAGGTATTTTTGGAAGAAATTCCGGCTAAAAGTGACTTGCAGAAGAAAACCGCGTCTCCCTCTACATCAAGATGTATCTCGTTCGTCCTGAACTTTATCTTCATTTCCTTTATGAAGAGCTTGTTAGTCTGACAGTAGACTCCCAGCCTTGTCCACGAGCTTACCGGGTCTCTGCCCGGCCTCTCGTCGTCCTCAATCACATTAACTCCATTTGATAGTACCGCGCACCACACAGCATTCGTAACCATGTGGTTGTCTAGCCAATCGTCAACATCGTGTGATAGATTATCCATTTATTAATCCTCGTCTGGAAATACTTTTGCAATACCGGGGTCACTATACCTTTCCGGTCTATCAACCGGCCTATTATCTAGCCTTTGGGGTCTAGTATGGTCTGCATATTCAGAGGCTTCCTTTGTCATAATAGACACTCCCCCTCTGCCTGTGCCTGTCTTTCTACCCATAAGCTGCCTTGTCTTACTCTCTCCTTTGGGATCTACTACTCGGTCTGACTCATCTTTGACCGGCTCTTCTACGTTCGACTCTTTGATAGTATTCTCGATAGTCTTAACCGTTCTACCCAACTCAGCAGCCAGCTCTTTGCTTGTTTTGTTGTGTGGGTTCTGAACAATGTAAAACTTCTCTACTATACTCAACGGTCCTTTTTTGTTAGCCATTATCTTTCTCTTTCTGCTTGTTGTAAACATGATCTGCTGCCTGTACGAAGAAACTTCGTATACAACCTAAAGGCATCAACAGACACCTTTGTCCACGTATAGAATCCTTTTCTAGCACGAGAAAAATCCGTACTGTCTGGATCACCAAACGTGCCGTCTTTACCTAACTTGATAAAGTGCCTGACACTGTCTCTATTCTGTCTCTTATACACATCTGACGCTGCCGACGATCTTACGCGTGT